ATCGGGATGACCGTATCCAGGCAGACCCTGATCCGGGCGAGGGCGCCGGCCAGGCAAATCGTGATCCGGATGGCCGTAGCCGGGCAGACCTTGATCGGGACGCGGGGGCCTGCCAGGCAAATCGTGATCCGGATGACCGTAGCCGGGGAGGCCCTGATCGGGATGGCCGTAGCCGGGAAGGCCCTGATCGGGATGACCGCCAAAGCCAGGGCGCCCAAAGCCGGGATCGACCGAGCCGGCCACGTCACCGATCTCGGCCACTCCACGAATTACAACATGACGAAGCACCATCAACTTTCTCCTATTTGATTACCTGCCTTGGCAGAAGCGGCGATAGCGACGGCAGTTGCCGTAACCTTCCTCGCCGCGCTCTTCCTTGTATTCGCAAGCGCGCCGCAGTTCCTCGCACTGCCCGCCCCAGCCGCGCTCGCGGCCAGGACTTACCGCAACGCCGCCTGGCCCAATCTCGATAGACTGAGCACGAGCCGAAATGACAAAGCCGGCAAAAGCGAACAGCAGGAGGAGGATCCCCAAAGCGACAACAAGCGCGTGATCGACAACAGACTTTTCGAAGCTCACTTCCCACCTCCTTTGGCTGGAACCAGGCCATAAGACCTGATCTTCTGCAGACGGCCTTTGCCGCCGCCCGATCCATCGTCAATCGGATAGGCTCGACCGCCATGCTTGCGGCCCATCGGCCCGCCCGGAGGCGGCATCGGCATCGGCGGGGGCGCGCCCGGCGGTCCCTGCATGCCTGGAGGTCCAGCCATCGGCGGGGGCGGGGGCGCGGGAGGCGGCACAGGAACCGCCCCCGGCCCCGGCGGCGGCCCGGCCAGGGGAGGAGGTCCGCCAGCATCGGGAGGAGAGGCGCCGCCAGGTTGCCCAATGACAATATTGATGTTCGTCCTGCCCTTGGTCTTGCCGCCCTTGGCGTAACCGTCGCGCGGGCCGAGCTTGATGTTGGGGGCGTAGACGCCGCCGCCTTCCTTGCGGGCCTTGCCGCCGCGCTTGGCGCCGAGGCCTGGAGGCGGGCCGGCCTGCTCATCGGGGGGCGGGCCGGCCTCATCATCAGCACCCGGAGGCGGCATCGGCGGCGCCTTGTGCTTCTTCGACTTTTTATGCTGGTGCTCCAGCGCGCTGATCAGCGCATCCAGCTTGCCCGAATCCTGGTCCGTTCCGGAAGGTGAAGCTTCGGGCGGGCCGGGAGGCGGACCGGCGTCCGCCGGCGACGGGATCGGTCCGCCGTCGGCCTTGTGGTGTGCGACCAGCTTCTTGGCGCATTTCTCGTCTTCGGCCTTGTGCGGGTGACCGCCCTTCGCCATGCCGAACATATGGCCGCTGCCACTGCCCGCCGAAACGCCCAAGGCGTTGGTCGGCACGTTGCCGCCGACTCTATTGTTGGCGTCGATGGCCTGCATGGCGTTCGCAGCCGCCTGATTGTTGACAGCAGTCTGGCCGCCAATCGGGCCATTGCCGCCGCCGCCAAATCTGCCGGTCCTGCCGCCTTTCTTCATGCCGCCTTCACGCTTGACGTAGCCGTCGCGCTTCTCGTTGGCTTCCTTGACGTCGCTATTGTAGATGGCGTTGCCGAACATGGAACTGGCGTTGGCCGCGCCCCCGCCCTTGCGCGCAACGCGCCCGCCATGCTTGAAAGCCGCCGCGCCCATGACGGCGCCGCCGCTCTTATACGCTCGCCTGGAGACGGGTCGCAGGCCCTCCTGCTTATCGGCGTGAATTGGATCCTGCTCGACAGGGCCGAAATCGCTGCAATCGACTTTGCCTGCGGACGTGGCCGTCCCCAAACGCTCGGCCTTAGCCCGCATCGCGGCGCGGTATGTTTTGGCTTGTTCGGACATCGATATGGTCCTCTCGGTTTACGGCTTACCGGAGCCGTGGGGTTATGACTTGGGTAGCTTCAAGCCACCGGAGCCAATCAGGCACTGAATCAGATCGAACACAACATAGATCACGAAGATCACGATCACCGCCCAGACGATAATTTTGACGATTTGCAGGATGACGCCGACGGCGCCGCCCAGATCCCCGACTTGGGCCAGCACCCAAGGCACGAAAAGCTGGAGGATGGCGATCAGGGCGCCGACGATGACAACCCAAATGAGCAAATTCTCAAGCCAGGCGAGCGAGAAACACATCGGCGTCATCCTTCTAGCTAAATCACCGTATCAGGTTACCGGGGCCGTGTCGCGGCCAATGCTTTGTCGATCATGCCGCCGCAGGCATAACCTGGCGGCAGGATCAGCCCCGACTGCCGGGGTGCTTGCGGCGCAGGTGCTCCGGGAGGTCCATTTCCTGTTCCGCCGATAATTCCTTGGGGGGCTGGCCCGCGTGATCCAGGGCCAGGTACGAGTCCCGGTCCACTGGCACCCCGAACCGGTGCATCAGGCGTTCCAGAGGTGTCGTGCCACTCCGGTGGCCGGATGCCCCCCGCGAAGTCGTGGATTTCTTTGCGGACATCGTCGATTCCCTTCTTTCCGTTCTTGTAGTCGTTCCAGATGCTGTCGATATGGGCGTTGTTTTTATCAGTTTTGAAGGTGTCGGGGAACAATCCTCTGATCGCCTCCCACGTAATCGATTGCATTTCGCGCGGCAGTATACCGCGCTCTTTGGCGGCTTGGCGATAGGCGTCGGCGTAGAGCGGATAGGTTCCGTTCACGCCGGTGGCGTTGGAGCCGCCGGCGCCGGGAACGCCCTTGCCGGCGTAGTTGCTGAAATTGTGCGCCACCTCAAGCGAATTGCCCGACAGCGCGCGCAGCAGGCCGGCGGCGACCGCATGGGTGTCGATGGTGACGTCGCCGTGCTGGGAGTTGGGATCGAGGATGTTATTGTAGAAATTGCGAACCTTGTGGCGCTCGCCCATCAGGCGGTTCATGAAGGTCGGATCGCCATTGCTCTCGATGGCCTGCACCGCCTTGCCGATTTCGCCCAGCGAACCCCAGCCCGCCCTCGATGGCGATCCGTCGGCGTTCCGGGCGACCTCGCCAAAATGACCTTCCGGCGTGGCGATCTTGTAGCCGGGATCGCCGTGGGTCTGATCGTGCATCCGGATCCACAGCGCCTTCATGACCGCGCGCTCGTCGCCGGGAATGTGCTTCATGTCGTCGATGTCGCCCAGCGACTTGCCCCTGATCGCCTGGAAGATTGGCTCGTTCTTCTCGGTGGCCAGCTTGTCCAGGCCGCGATAGGTGCCCTCCATTTCAGGCGAAAAGGTTTCACCATGATATGCGTTATTGCCGCGCCCCTTCATCGCATGCAGGACGCGCTCGGCCAGCGACACGTTCTGAAACCAGTCCTTCTGCGGCGACAGCGCGGCCAGCGCGCCGGCGGCGGACGCCTCCGAGACGCCGTATTTTTGCGCCCACTCCTTGGCCAGCTTGTTGGCGCCGTCGTACCACAATTTGGACCGCTGCCGGGTTTCGTTGGGCACCTGATCGTGCAGCCACAGCAGGTTGTCCTTGACGTGATTGATGAAATGCTCGGCCATATCCGGGTTCGACAGCTTCGCCGCCCTTTTCGAAACATTCGGGTAGTGCCGCAGGATATCGACGTTCTTGTCGAACAGCGCCGGCGTCGCCCGCAACGCAGCCATGTTGACGGTGCGCGGCCCTGGCCCCAGATCGAGCGGCTTGGCCCCGGTCGCCAGCCGGGTGTCGATGCGGGCCGGGTGATCGCCCGGCATGATGATCTGGGGAATCGGCGCCAGCGCAGCGCCGCCCTTGGCCATCGGCGCCCCGCCGCCGACGACATGCGGCAGCTTGTCATAAAGGCTCTTGGCCGTCAGGAGCGCAGAGTGGATCGCCTTACCGCCTCTCGATGCCATTAGTTCCGCGCTCCCTGCTTGCTGGGGGTCGAATTGTGCAGTCCTGGCCCGGATATTCGATGGGTCGAACATCACCACTGCGGGGCTTTTGTTTGAAATGCTCGCGCTGCGGCCTCCAGGCTGCAATGATCCGTATCGAGCATCGTATTTGACGCCGTCGTAGCCGTGTTCCTGGATGACGCGCTTGGCCTTTTGCGGGCTGACGGCGTCGATATGACCCTGAAGCGGCGGGGCGAATCGACGCCCCTGCTCATCAGAGTTCCAGTATGGCTTGCGGCCTGTTCCCTTCAGCAGCTTATCGAGAATGGCGTGATGCTCGCCGCCTTCGGGGATAAGCTGGGTGGCGTCGAGAATATTGCCGCGCACATGAACTGGCGTGACGTTGCCGCCAGGCCCTTCGGCGTAATGGGAGGCAAAATCCGGATTTTGCGCAAGGTGAACGCCTTCCAGGCCCATTTGCTCGCTGCGCGGAGCGCGCTTGGCGGCGAAAGCCGGCAGATCCTTAGTTGAGCCGTGAAACCACGTCTGCGACGGATCGAAGCCAAGGGCTTTCGCGCGCTCGTTCATTTCTTGGCCTTTGGCTTGGCGGCTGCAGGCTTGGGTTTCGGTTTGGCTTTAGCGACCGCGATAGCCGCCGCTTTCTTCACGCCCTCCAATTCCTTCTCATGCGCGTGGGTCTTTTCGGTGATCGCGTGATCGTGCTCCTGCTCGCGGCTCAGTATGGTGTGATCGTGATGGATCTCGGCGGCGGTGCGCTGGTCTTCGGCACGGGTGTCCATGACCTGCTTGGCCATATCGACGGCGCTCTGCCTCGCCTTGAGGCGCTGCTCGTCGTCGTGGTGCGAATCCTTCATCGACAGTTCGCCCAGCTTCAATTGGATTTCCTTGGCCCGCGTCTGGGCGTTCAGCAGGTCGGCCTGGGACTTGGCCTGCATGACGGATTGGTGAGTGTCGGCCTGCTGCGCATGCGCGTTGGCCTTGATGCGCTCCGATTCGGCGCGGTGCTGATCGACCGGCGTGTCCTGCTGGATCTGGCCGGTTTCGTCCATGCCCATGGTCTGGGCTTCCGCCATCAGGTTCATGGCGCGGGCGCCGGCCTCCTTGGCCCGCGCCTGGGCGGTGACCATCGCCGCCTGCGAGGTGAGGGTCTTCGCCGCCGTCTCAGCCTGCTGCTGGATGAGTTGCGGGGGAGGCGCGGCCTGGGCGCTCGGCGGCGCCATGAATTGCTGCGGATTGTTCCAGCCCAGCGCCTGCAGCGCCGCCGTATCGATGGCGATGGGGTCGTAGAGACTGGGGTTTTGCTGCTGCAACTGCTTGAGCGCCATGATCTTCATCACGCGCTGGCCATGGCTCGACGTATTCGGATCGGCCTGCGGGGTCAGGTCGGCCTGATCGAGCGCGGCGCGGAAGTTCTGCTCGTCCCACGGCGCGGACGGCTTCTTGTTGCGCTGCCAGAACGCCTTGGGGTTCTCCTTGAAGCAGCGTATCAGCAGGCGAAATTCCTGCGATTGCGCCGAGTGCATGCGCTTGTGGACGTTGTTCAGCACCTTCTGGGCCTGCTCGATCATCGCCAGGATGGTGCCGACGGGGATTTCGGCCTTGCCTTCGTTGGCCGGCAGTTCGGCGGTGCCGCCGCTGCGCTGGCCGGTCTGCACCATGTTATCGACCAGGGCCATCAGAGCTTGAGACGGCGGCTGGTAAGGAAGTGGCATAATCGCCTGATTGATGGGAAGACCGCCCGTCTTGACGAGGACGCCGCCGCCCGGCGGTACGCGGAAGATATTCGTGTTCTGTCTGGCTCCCGTATCAGCCATGAGAAAGCCGGGAAAGTTGTTAAACATTCCAGCGTCCAGCAACTCGCGCCAAGCAGCAGTAACAGCGTTGGTGGTATTGCCCAATATATGAAGGAGTCCGATATCGTAGAAGCCGAGGCCCGGTACGTAGGTATATTTGACGAATGTCTCTCTAGCTTCAGGAAGCTCCTTCGTGTCCTCATCGTAGTTTCTGACGACCGAGAGGATTTTGCGGCTGGAGAGGTCGATGGTGACCCGGTACGGGATCTCAAGGCCCGAAATCTTGCCTTTGTACTTGTGCTCGTAGCCTTTGAGATCGAGTTCGCAATAGCACTCGTAGATCTCGCGGTCACGGTCGTCGGGCCTCGTGGTGTTGGTCTGGATCCCTTGCTGGTTTTTAGCCGCCTCCTGCGCAGCGTCGAGCGTCTGCGGCTTGGGCGTATCGAGGTCGATGTCGCGATAGGCGCCGATTATCTGCATGCGCCTGACCGTCGAGGGCCGCATCATAGATCGATGGGTAACACGCTTGGCGTTGGCGAGGTCGGTGGCGGCGTCGTTG